ACGTTATCATCACCAGTAGCTGTTATATTTAGTGTGACATCATCACAGTCGCCTGCAGCAGAAGAACTACAATCTAAGTCCACTGTGTTACTAGAACCTGTAAACACCCAAGTACCCGTGTAGTTAACTCCGTTTATGTCAGCTACAATCGTGTTTAAATTGCCAGTTTGGGTGATGTCAAAATTCATGCCATCGCCGTTAATAGATGTACTAGTGGTTGAATTTCCCACTTTGTTATTAGTACCATCTTGTGTTATATCTAAGTCTAGGTTATCACCTATCTGAGTAATATAAATGTCGTTCGCCAGAGTGAATGTCGCCATGTTTAAACCAATCATAATAAAAAGTAACCCTATTGTTTTATTGGTCATTACTTCTCCTCTATATAAAGGTCTGTCTGTTCATACTTCCACAGTCCTTTCTGTTCACCCTTTTTTATCATATCAATAACTGCTTGGTCGATAGCAGCCTTAACTGCAACAGATGTTGGTTCATTGGCAGCCGAACCACTCTCCATCTCAAACGCCGCAGTTCCCATTTCAAAGAACCTAAAGACATTTAAATCATCCTTAATGCTGGCAATTGTTTTAGTAACATTGGAAGTCAAAAGAACTTTACCAGAGTTAACCGAAACAAGTCTCATAGAAACAGTCACCTGATCTGTTCTATATGAGGTATCACCGCCTACTCCAAAGTAACGTAGTCCAGTACCACCACTAACAAGGTTAGTATCATAACTAACAATACCACCTTCCAAAATCAAACCAGCCAACTTCAAGGGCTTAAGTTCTGGTTTTTTATCACTCTTATCATATTGTGCATAAGTGGACTTTGCTAGTTGTCTTTCTTTAACTAGGTGATTAAGTCCGGCTCTTTCTATAACTATAAACCAATCACCTTTGCCTGCATTTTGCAGTGCATCAATAACCCAAGAGTCTGCTCCTTGAGTTACGGCAGTTGATAGTTGTGAAAACCTTTCACTAGGTTTCCTTTGTCCTGTCTTGTCCACGAAAGAATACACCGCAATAGTCATCGGTGGAGCGTCTAACAGTGGAAGATTTTCTAATCTTTCCTGTACTCCAGAAACGAATTTAGTGGGTTCTTGTGTTTGAACTTCAAGTTTGTCTTTAGTTAAAGATGAACAACCTCCTAACATACATGCAAGAATCAAACCAATCAAGTAATGTTCCATTTAAAATCCAAAACCTGTAAGTGGCACAACTAACTCTGTAAATGAACCATCTGCTTCTGTGATTTGTACAGTGATTGTACCAGCGCTTACATCTTTCACCCAATAGATAGTCGCACCTTCTAATTCGGCAGTACCACTAAGAGCGCCATCTTCCTCAAACATACCATCGACAAGATTCTTGGAAATCTGAGCGTAAATACGAGATTCTACGTTGGCAATAAATTTGTTAATTGTTTTGTTGTCTTCATCTCTTTCAGCTTGTCTAGCAGCCGATTCTTTGTCATCTTTTATTTGTTCTTTTCGATTATGTTCTATCTGAGCGATAGAAAGAAAGTGTTGTGATTGTCCTATCCCACTAAAGGATGGATTGCCAAATGAGTGAACCAAATCACTAGCAGTGCTAGTTATCGGTAGTATTGTTACTAGGAGTAGTACTCCTATTTTTTCCAATTTCTTCATGTCTTGATCCATACCTTTGCAAAATATCTTCTACGTCACCATCAATTGGCTTACCTGTCTTATCATAATGTTCTAACAACATTGATAATTTTGTATTCAAACGAATTAAATCGTTATCTAACATGCGTATACGATCAACTAATGCAATAAGCGTACCCATTGTCTGCCCAATGATAGGGTCTATAACTTCTGTTACCCATTTCCATATAAAGAAAACAAAGTACCCAAGGCCTACAGCAGCTATTACAGGGAATCCATACTGATTAATTGCGTCTGTTAGTGCTTCCAACTAGAACTCCTAATCGCGTCTGGCATCTTCTTTACCTTCATTCGCAGCAATTCTATCAATGTTAGGTTTCACACCAAATGCATAACTCATAAGAGCATCAATCTTAACCAAGTCGTTGTTCATAGTCTGAACCCGATTATCTAGTTGCCCTATTATATTCTTTATAGTTGTCACACTACCAGTAACTCCTGCCAATATGAATCTTATTGTAAGAAATACAAAATACCCTGCTGCAAGCGCTCCTGCTATCGGTGCTCCAACATCTCCAATGAACGATAAAAAATCCATGATCGCCTCCGTAATACTATTTATAACAGTTAATCTCTTCTTTACAGTATTTATACACGTTGGAAATGTTCTGGATACAAAAAAAGGGACAGAGTTTTACCCCTGTCCCTCTTGAAACCCCCACGGAAAAGAGTGGGAGTCTCTACCTATTTAGTACTGTTAGTACTATTCGTTGGCTAACTTCTCAAAGTATGACATTGCATCATCATCTTCATTAGAAGCAGCTGCGATACCCTGTACAGGTTCTGGCGCTGACTCAGATTTAAACTGAGGTGTGAAGTCAGTAGTACCTTCGTCTTCCATAATCCTGTCTGCGGCAGTCTTAGCGGTATTTACTGTACCAGTAAGAACTGTATCAAGACGGGTCTTCAACTCTTCATATGATTTGAAGTTTGATGGTGCAAGGTATTCTGCAAGTGAATGCTGTGACTTATAGATTGTCTCTAATTCATCATCAGTATCCTTGAGTGCAGACTTGGCAGTGAAATCAGACTTATCGTAGTTCCAGTAGCCATCTACCTTACGAATCTTCAACATGAAGTTAGCACCTTCCCAGAAGTCAAATGGGTTGACTGGCAACTCATCAGGAAATTCTGGTTGCATTGACTCCATCAACTTATCAAAGATTTTCTTACCAAAGCGGTAAAGCATCACCTTACCCTCATTTTGAGGATTAGTTGGGTCACTTACCACATATACGTTTGAAAAGTATTGTAGTTTGCGTTTCTGTTTACGAGCAATCTCTTTATCACTCTCTACACCAGAGTTCCACAGTGCTGAGTTGTACTCACTCACAGGGTCTTTCTGATTTAGGGTGGTTAAGGAATTCTCAATAAACCATTGTCCAGTAGGGCCTTGAAACGCATGGTTCCAAACACGAACCCAAGGTAACTCCTCACCTTCTGGTGCTGGTAAGAATCGAAGTACTGCGTACCCATTACCTACCTTGTCAACCTGTGGTTTCCACAGTCGTTCATCGACATAGGATTTAGAGTCTTTCTGTGGGGATTCGTCCTTTTGGACTTGTTGTAAAAGTTTATCCAGACTGTTCTGGTTTCTTAGTGCTGAAATTGACATATGGTATTCTCCGTATATTGTCGTATGTTTAAGTATATCACCTGATACATAATGTAAATGGAATAAGTTTTATTTTCTTATTCAACAGTATTTATTATACTGTATTTTGAGGGTTTTGTCAAGAGAAAAATCAAAATAATTCTTCTTGTTTTGCCCGTATTTCGACATTTGCCGCATATGAGGCATTTGCCGCATCCCATTCGGATGGAGTTACATCGTTAAGACGTTCTAATATTTCGTCTTCAATTGTCTCTCCATTACGTCCTAGAATTTGTTGCCATGACTCTGATACTTCATGTGAATGTTCATCGGTTTCTGAGATTAACACACTTCCATCGAAAACGTATCCGTTAGCTCTAAGAAAGTTCTCAAACCCATGACACATTTCAGTTAAACTAGAATCCGTATGAAGTGTGAATTCTATTTTGTCGATACCCATATTGACATCGGCTGAGTGTGTAAATTTATACATTATAACTTCTCCATTAGTGGAAAGATTTTAGCAATCTCTAATGCACAACATTGTGCAACTTCCATATGTTCTTTTTGAGTCCCATTAGAACCACGCAATTCAATGTAATGAATCCATGATCGTAAGGAACCATTCATGTACAATCGTGTCCTAGTACAACCTTCTGGTAATACCACACGAGCTTGTTCTTTGGCTATACCATTTTCAATAGCCCAGTCATATGCAATCTTAGATTGACGAATGACAAGATTTTGATGCAGTTCCCATTCCTTTTTCAATTCACTATCGTCAGTGTCAACAGAGTTTTGTCTATTAGTAGCATCCTGTAGACGGCACTCTCTTGTAACCATAGAATTCTCCATCTCCGAAGGTTCTGCATATCTTTGAGAAAACTCTTGGAATGCAAAACTTCGGTGGCGAACTATCTGATGAGCAATGTCCCTAGTAGTATTAATTTCAATACATGCACTAGCCATTTCTAACGGACTCCAGTGTTTATGTTTAACCAAATACCTAATCAAACGCTCACTGGTTTCTGCTTTAACTTGTGCAGATGGATTACTGACTTTAGCACAATATGCAATTAAGTCTTGCACATCTTCTAAACCCTCAATACCATCAAATTCTGATGGTTGACTGTAACTAATCAATCGTGTTGATGTTACCATTTTCTTCATCTGACTAGACATTTAGTTCCTCATTATGATGGTTTACGATACTTTGGGCGATTACCATTCATGGGTCTACCTTGATTCTCTCTGAGTTGCTTTCTGAGAAGCGTATCTTGTTTTTGTAATTCTGACAAATCAAACTCTAAAGTCTTAATTCGTCCCTTTGCTTGTTCTAACTTAGAACGATAGAAATCTCGTTCTCTAATAACTTCATTCGTTGGAGTGCTTAGTGCCATGTCCATTAGAATGTCTCCTTAACTAATTTAAGTAGTTTGGTTTTGCACTTCTCCTTATCATAAGAGAGGAATGCAGCGTATTTGACGATTAATCGTCTGTTGTCGGGCCATATTAAATCATCTTTCAATCCTTCATCAAACTTTTTAACAAAATTCAGTAACCCTTGTAAGATTACTACTGACTCTACTGATACACGCTTTGCAAGCATGTTCTTTAGTAGTACAGGATGTTTGCCGTTTTGTAAAGAGAATACTTCATCAAAACTTTGAACTTGGTCAAATACAAAATGCATATCCTGTAAAAAGTTATATGTCAATGATTGTCTGTTCTTAGACCATTCCATATAATTGTCTTCACTAAAGTCACCTATCCATCCCTTGGGCGACTTTATAAAGTTAGAGAGATAATACTCCTGTGTCTTCTCCCCATA